TTTATAAAAATCAGTTTTTTCCAAAACAATTAATTTTACATACTTCTCTTTTAAATCTAACTGATCAAGGTCGATCGGCTCAACTTCTTTGTCGGAGTATTCGAGTCTTTCGAACATTCGATAAGGATTCTCAATGAAGTCGAGTTGTCTTGTAGAGAAGTCGAACAGGTGGAATCCTCTGGGATCGTTATAATCCTGCCAAGTAAGTTCGTACGGATTTCCCAAATAGTGAATATTGCCGTTGTCACTACGATGATGATAATGACCACTAAAGACCAAATCAAATTTGCCGAAAGTTTCTGCAGAAAATCCTTCATGGGATTCCATTCCTCTATACATTGCGAACCCAGCAATCTCAAGATGCCCCATGCATAATGTAGAAGTGGTATTCTTTATTTCATCAATACTTTGTTGATAGTTTTCAGGACAGATCCAAGGTAACATACAAACTTCAAACCCATTTACATTAATAGTTTTTGGCTCTGCAATAACTTCAATGTTATTATACTCAGTCAATAACAAATCAGGAGAGTTTACTTCATTAGTGTTTTTATAATAAGTGTCATGATTCCCAGCCAACATATAAACAGTAATGCCTCGATTTTCCAATTTATCAAAGAACATTTTTTTGGCTCGATCGAGCGCATAGAAGTTGACATATTTGCGTCTATCAAATGTATCACCAAGAACAAGAACAGTGTCAATGCCAGCTGCATCAATAGTAGGAAAGAAAGTATTGTCATAAAATTTTTGAAAGAAATCTAAGAATGCAATACTATCATTCCGAGCACCAAAATGCTGGTCAGTAATAATTGCTACCTTCAAATGAAACCTACCTTTCGTTCAGTCGGTTTATTAGTTTGAGTATTAAAGATCTCTGCAATAGAGAACTCAACAACTTTACCTGCATCAACTTCAGGAACAGTACCATCTAGTTTTGCTGCCAACTTTTTAGCATCAAACAAAGACAATGGTTTAAATTCTACAATATCAAAACATCTTCCTGGACGAGTCAAGGCTGAATCAATATCGCGGATAGATGGTAGGTTGGTAGAGAAAATCATTTTCTTACCTTTAGTTGTAACAAGACCATCACCTACGTTAAGGAAACGATGCATCATTGTGTTACCATCGCTACGTGGTTTAAGGAATGCGTCACTATCCTCAAGAACCATAATGCTTTCATCACCCTCAATAAAGCGAGCAAAGAAACCATCTTTATCTAAGATTGCTGCATCATAAGATACAATGGCTGATGAGTTTGTGTGTGCCAATAGACCACGAATAAAAGTAGTCTTACCAGTTCCAGGTGGACCAATCAACAAAAGAATATTTGCAGATGATTCCATGTAACGATCATAGTATGACTCAAGAGTTTCACCTTTAAGGAAAGGGTACATCTCATCACAGGGTAAACGATCACGATTTAGTGGAACATTAACCGACTGACCATCACCACCATAAACCCATTCAATATGACAAGTAACTATATCAAATTTAGATTCAACTAATGCAATAATAGCATCGGCAAAATCAACATCACCATATGCACGAACAGTAGTGGTGTTACTATTAACATCGAATTTAATATAGTTATTAGTATCACGTTCAATAATAAAACCATTAGAAGAATTACCTTGAATATGAAGGTCTTTCTCAAAGGTTGCCTCAGCCCAGTCTGCCCAGTGTTCTCTATTACAAAGAACATTAGTTTCACGATGGATAGTGCGTTCTCCTGCTTCAACACGACGCTTCAGAATTTCTGAAGTAATCAAGTCATCAAAATCACTAACACCTAAAAATATTTTTTCGTTTGTATTTTCGTTCATAATCTTATTCAAGTGAAACATATTATCAAAAGAGTCCCAAGTGAACTTTGTGATAGTCTTTTTAGTTTTTTTACTTTTCTTCCTCGATCGGAGTGGCGGATATGATCGAGTCGATATCCTCATGTCCTTGATCCAATCCCTCACTGCTTGGTTCGATACTGACATCGTGTTCCTCATCTATAAATGCGTTCAATGTATTTTCCATTTTCTTCTTGGCAGCTTTTTCTTTTTTCCTGCCGATGAAGTCATCAAATGTGTTATTCTGTTGCATAAATTCTACGTAAGCATTATGGAATTCACCACCATCATCTTGGTCTTGTAATTCAAACGCTTCGAAAGGCATGTTCTGAATTAACTTACCTTTAATATATGACTGTTTCTTTTCTTTGGCTATCCTACGTAAAAATGCGTAGTAAATAATTTGTGTAAAGTATGCGAAAGGGTTACTTGATTTAGCAGGGTCAAAGTTATCTATATACTGGATACAGTTTTCAATCCCATCAAGAATCATATCATCACGATACGAGTAGTTAATAAAATTTGGTTTATATGATAAGTGTGTTGCGATTTTTAAAATACACTCACCGATATAATTACTAATGATTGGTTTTGGTAACCCATTCTCTTTAGCATAATTTACTTTTTCTTTCATCTCAACAATTGCCGCGAGAAAGTCTTTATTGTTTACGTAATGAGCCATAGCATTATTTGTTTCCTAAATTTATTAACATATCCATAGTATACCTTATATAATGAGAAAAGGCAAACTTCTTTTGACTATGCATCTTGCAGTCAATTTAAATTTGCCTTGTGTGCCAACAGTAGGTATAATAACCATGTCGGGTTTGATATGAGTTAATGTTTAGTATCGTTTCCTTCTATAAACGTACTCTGATGCGTTTCGCTTTCTACCTCTGCTTCGATAATCCCTTCCAGCATTTGTATACGACGAATCGCTTCTTCTCTAGTAACTTCTTCTTTGTCTCCCCAATCCAATTCCTCTGCACGTCTTTGTGTGCGCAAAGCAGGATTATGTTCGTGTTCTTTTACGATTCTAAGATAGTGGGGGATCATTGTGGCAAGCAAAGGTTTGATAAAGATTACATTCCTTTTCTCAATATCAAATATGTTGTCGCCAGTGAATTGACAATAAGGATGAGCCGTAACATGTTCACGACCTTCATTAACAATAGGTATAGTTCTAATAATCATTGGATCTAATATTTGTAAATGCGTTGCATCTTCTTGTTCTAAGATGCCCATAATCTGTTCGCCAGTGCTTAATTTTAATACTATGAATGATTCATTACCAGTTAACATAAATCTACCTCGACCAGTTTAACTTTAAACTCTTCTTCAGCGTAAGTTTTATAACGCTCTGCTGCATGATTTAGAGTATGGTTTTTCCAAGACTTCCAATGCAAATCATCGGCAAGGTCAAATAAATTACATGTAGTTTTGCCATCTTTCAATCTCAATCCACGACCAATACTTTGCAAGTTACGAATCTTGCTCTTTGATGGTGATGCAAAAATGACATTCTCGAGAGACGGTATGTTGATGCCAGTGGAGAATGTACCAAAACTAGCAATAATAATAGCATCGCTTTCACCTTCTGTAATGTGACGGATTGCTTCACGATCTGTTGTTTCAGTGCCACCGTAAACAAAGAAAACCTTCCTTTTATCGTGTACTTTAGATTTAATAAGTTCGTATAAGACTTTGCCGTGCTTTTCAACGTATTGAAAAAGTACAAGCGTATTACCTTTAGAATTTACTGCCAAGTTTCGGATAAATTTATTTCTTGGTTCACAGGAAACTATAAAATCCATTTCTTCTTGGTACGTATTATTTTTTCGCCCTTTACGAATCTCTTCATTATACTTTAGTAACACACACATGATATTTAGGTCAGCGAGTTTCCCACTATCCATTAGTTTCTTAGTAGTGGTGACCCTATGTACTGGACCAAATACACCCTCTAAAACTAATCGATGAACTTTCTTATTATCAAGAGTTCCTGTAGTTCCGATACGGTATTTAATCTCATCCATCTTTTCCATAACAGTAGTAAGAGATTTGGCTTTAAATTGATGCGCCTCATCACCAAATATTACATTGAATTGTTTGAACCAAGATTTTGGTTGTAGATATACTGACTGCCAAGTTGTAATTAAAACATCCTTGGTAAAATCTTTAGTAAACCCACTATACAGTTTTTGACAATGTAATTTTGTATCCCATCCATTAACAGTAGAGTAATCTTCAAAGTCAGTAAATAGTTGCTCAACTAAAGAAGTTGTTGGAACTATAATAATTGATTTGCGATTATTTTCTAAATGCCATCTAAGGATTGAATAGATGATTAGAGATTTGCCTGAGGCAGTTGGTGATAAGAGTAGTACTCTTTCAGAATTGATTGCTTTATGGATTGCATCACATTGGTAGTCACGTACTGTGATTGCTTCATTTTTGGACTGAGGATTGAGTGTTTTGACCCATCGTTCAATGTCACTGTAAACGATGTTATTTTGTACGAAGTCATCTGGTTTAACATATTGTATTTCATACTGATTCCTTTCAGCAAAATCTTTTACATAATCAAGTAAACCGATATAAAGTGTTTTACGAACCACATCATATAAGCGCACTTTTCCATCCCAGAGTCTTGCTCTGAATTGAGGTGTAAATCTAGCACCTGGATATTCATATGTGAAGAAGTCTCCTAATTCTTGTTCAATGCTTGGGTCAGAAAACACACGAACAAAGACTTCATCAAGTTTCTCAATCTTTATCATTACATTCCAGCGAGGAATTTCTTCCATTCAACAGCAGTTTTAATTTGCCAGTCTCTTGCTTTAATTTGACCAAGAACTGACTCAAGGAAATATATCATTGTTTCTAGGTAATCAATTTTTACCTTCAATGTATTTAATTCAGTATCACCTGTTAGAAATTCATCCATCTCATTCTTTAATGGTTTAACACCTTGCCACTGCTCCCATCCAAGTTGTGTTAATTCGTCACGTGAAAGTTCTCCACGATATAAACGAAATTTATTTTTACGTAGGATATTACAGTCAGAACTTAATTTAGTATGTTTAAGTTTGACATTGACAAGTAGTTTTAAATACTTAGCGTGAAGTTTCGGTGTAGCTGTGGTTGTTTCACCAAGATAATTATCATCTATTTGGCAATCAACATCCCACATTTCCTGCAATTGTTCTATATTCATAACGACCTCAAAATAACATTATACTATAAACTCGCAAAAAAGTCAAATTAATTATGCAAACTTATAATGACCAAATTTAAATGTTGCACTACCAATTAAGTAAGACACATCAACATTGGTTGATGCAAAAGTAAGAGTTTCTAAAGTTGTTGGAAAACAATCATAGAAGGTAACAGATCTAACAGGATTGTTATTAGAATCTAAGATTTGCAATACACCATCAGAATAGTTCTTTGCAAGTTCATCATACTGAACATTATCGCCTGCAAGTAAAGTTGTATATTGACTATATGATTCAGGGAAACCTAAAGAGATAATCCAATTATAGATTATGTTATAGTTTAACATGTTCTCATCTATAATGAATTGAATCTGCAATGGGTCATACGATAACGTATCTCCAGGCAATGGTTGCGTAGAGAATGGAGTCGAGAAAGATGGATCGCCTAATGTAATGCCAGGAAGACTTGCTTGCTGACAAAAGAATGTAACATTGGGAACCTTAGAAATACTAAAGTTGAACCCATTTGGCGATAAGGGATTTAATCCAGCTGGAATAGAAATTGTCATATAGTTATTTAGGAAGAAAAAAAGGGGAACCGAAGTCCCCCTTTTAAATACCTATCTTACGTAGGTTTCTAACTATTACATCAAGTTAGTAACAGTTACACGACGGTAGTAGTAGTTCTTATTGGAGATAATATCACCAGTAGTACCAGAAGAGTCATCCAAGTCAACGAATGGGTTTGCAACCATGCCGTAACGAGTCTTGAAACCAATTTTAGGTTGGAAGCTGTTAGGATCAACAGCACGAACCATTTGGAGAGGAACGTATGGGCAATAGAACAAGCCAGCGTCAAAAGCGGAAGCACCTTTGTAACCAACTACGAAGAACTGTGAAGAAGACACGTTTGAAGAATATGGGTCAACATAAACTTTATACTTGCCATTCAAAATACCAGCGAAAGTAGTAGAAGTATCATCAACAGTCAAGTTATTCTTACCAGACAAGCCAGAAGAATAATCAAGAACGCCAGACATTGCTAGAGCAGAAGCAACGTCAGCAGAAGTGATGATAAAGTTACCACGACCACGACGAGTTTGTTGACCGATAGCATTGGCTTCACGTTCGATTTGGAACATTAGACCTTTGAATTT